CCCTGTGACCGCTGCACGGCATCCACCATGTTTTGCATCAGTCCAGGGTTCTGCTTCATCACCTGGGTCACGTTCGGTACAGCCGCCTTGAACATGCTGTTGGTCAAGTGGAACATCATTGCAGATCCACCGACCATCATGACCAGCTTAATCTCAGGTGCCACCTGGACCTTCGTCTTGTACTTGTTATACAGCTCCTCGAACACGCCATCGTAGTCGTCGACATTCTCCATCATGTTCTGAGACCATCCGTTGAGCTCAAGGTCAAAGGGATCAAACTTGTCATTCAGGAACTCCAGGCCCGTCACACAGGCGATAAGCATGCGTCGCTGGAACTTGATCGAACGGTCCACCTCAATGCCGTACGTAATACGCTTGTACTCCGTGCGAATCTCCTCAATGTCGCTATAGGCCGTTAGACGAGCGTTCGACTTGAACCCCTTTTGCTTCAGGCGCTCAATCTTGTTCAGCAGATCCGCCTTCTCGTCCTCGATCGTCTTGTACCCCTCGGAAGGCATCTGTGCCTGAGGATCACCACCACCGAAACCACCCTCCGGAGCGCCCTCCTCATCATCGTACTCTTCACCGCCGTCATACTCCTCAACAGGGGGTGGGGGAGGAGCCGAACGCTTCCCAGGATTCATGAACATTTCCAGACCATCGTCAACTGCAGGCGGCGGGGCCGTAGGTCCAGGTGCACGCTTTGCAAATGGACTCGGGCGACTTGGCTTGGGTTTCAAAGGAATCTTCTTCTCAGGAGGAATGATCGAAATTTCATCCAAAATTGCCGCCTCCTCGTCGTTCATCTTCATCGTTTGTCCACCACCAGTATCGAACGAAATGTCCATTCTGAAACTTTTACAGAAAAGTGATTGACGTCTTTAACGCAGGCCGACTTGTACTCTTTCAGTTTAAAAAAGGCTCCGCCTGATCCAAGACCGGGTGGACCTTCGGTCCACCTTGACTTGAAAAAAATATCCATAAAAATCAAATGGCATTCAAGGTTGGGAAGATGTTGATCCACGCAGTTATCATCGGTCTGCTTCTGGCAATCCTGTACCTGTTGGTGCAGGGCAAGTCCAGCGGGTACGAGGGCGCTCCCCTTGTGACCATGCCGGGTGCCGCCGCCTCAGCTGGCCCGAAGAGCATCCAGGATCTGAAGAGCAGCCTGGAGTGTGTCGCCGGCCCTGGTGAGAAGTCCGAGTGGTACTCTCGGGGCCTGAACCCAGGAGGCGTGTGCGGCATTTCCGAGTACGTCCGTGACCAGGAGCGCGACTACACGATTGCCGATGGCGTCGGTGGGTCCCTTCTGGAGAAATAAACTCTAAATAATAATAGAAATGAACACGTATCAGATTCATGTGGATACGGGGTCGGCTTCCAACGTACAGACCTACGCTGGTCAATTTAATCAGGCGTCGGTGTATAAACAGAACGGGAACCCGTTTCAAAGCACGCTCATCCTCGGGAACCGTCACCGGGCCATCCGCACGGCTACTCTAAAAGATGCTCAAATTCCCGTTGGATTTTACAATGTTCGCGCGCCGTACAACACGCTCACCTTAAACGGTGTGACTTATACCGTTCCGCCAGGAAATTACAACCTCACGACGCTCATGAACGCAGTGAACGCACAGGTTCCAAGCTCAGTTGGCGTGTTTAGCCCAAATTCAGTCACGAATCAGACTCAGTTTGTGGCTGGCGGTGGTGCCGTGACGTTTACCGTTACACCGTTGTCACTTGGATACTTCCTGGGATTTACAAACGGTCAGAGCGGAACGTCCGTGACAAGCACGAACAGTTACATCATCAACTTTGATACGTACGTTTCAATTTGGATCCAAAATTTCGGAACATCTTCACTTGATGGTCAGCAGATTACGTACAAGGTCCCGAACACTGTTGGGTCAGCAGGCATCATACAATACACGGAAGGTGGGGGCTGGCACCAGAAAATCGAAGTCACTGATCGATCGAACCGTGTTGATCGCTTGATTGTAACAGTTCTGGACCGTTTTGGAAATGTTTTGAATAATAACGGCCTCGATTGGTCTTTTACGCTTGAGGTCGAGTCGTGGACCTAGAAAGAAAACCTCGTATTTATTAATAAGATGAACATCAACGGAGTTCAGGGGAATCCTTATCAAGGGTTGACCCAGACCCGTCCATATGACTTTGGGACAGACGCCATCGAACGTCAGCGTGTGTCTCTGGGTCAGTCGCTGATTGATGCTGATTTTGAATATGGTCTCCAGGCCACAAAGTGGCAAACGTATCAGGAACTTCGCAGGTTCCCAAGCTTTTTTGAAATTCCAGGGTCTGATATTGGAGTAAGTAACGTCCAAAGTGATGGCTCGACACCGTCAACTATGACGGTGTACGCGTCCAACGTTGCACCAGCAATCGGATCAGTCATTTCTATTCAGGGGCTTTCAAACCTCGAAAAGAATGCAGATCGCGCTGAAGGGTTCTTTTTGGTGACAACAAGCAACCCAACAACAAACGTTGTTACATATACCGCCAAGGGTCTCGTATCAACGACCACTTCATCAAACGTCCAGTCCTCGGCGACGGTTTTGCGTCGTGGAAACATATTTAATAGCGGCGCGGTGAAGGTTCCAGTTGCTGCTATTACGGCAGACACTAATCCGGGAACAAACGTCGCAATTACGACCACGTATGCACACGGTCTCATGCCAGGAACGCCACTTACGGCAAACTCTTCCGGTTTTACATTTAACGGAAACTTCTTCGTCTCGAACGTCACAAGTGCAAACACGTTTAATGTCGTTGCAACGTCGACTGTTACTGTTGCGACTGCTGCCAACTCGAATTTGTATATGAATCCATACTCGTATGCAGTTCACCGCCCATTCGATGGCGGCGTTCTCATTAGCCCTGCTCAACCATCTTATGGTGCCGCAATCACTCGCCAGTCAAAGAAGGTGTTCAGGTACCAGTCTGGGAAGGGACTCCTGTGGTCGTCCGGAACCCTATTTGCACCCAATAATGACTTGGCGTCCGTGAACGTCTACGGTCTTTCAACGACACTCACGTCCAATTCAAACGGTCTGACTGGTGTGTCACTCACCGTTGCAAACCCGACGCTTCTTGGTCTGTACCAGAACGTGACATTTACGCCATCCCAGACGACGTTTTTGTATTCGAACGTTTCAAACGTCAATGGAAACGTCGTGACTTTTGTGTATAACGGAACCTTCCCCACGAGCTTACCAACCGCTGTCACTCAAAACACGATCACAACATCTCTGTTCACGCCAAGTGCCGTCTACGTTCCATTTGCAAACACGACGGGATTTTCGGGAACAAACTTCCCCGTGAATATCGCAGGGTTCGGAACGTTTAACGTCGCATCTGTCGCCACAAACTCGTACCTGACACTTGGCAATTGGCCATACGCCTCCATTCCGTCTGGAACGCTTATTTCGAATGCAACTGTTGCTGGAAACATTACTGGAAACACCACGGCGGGAGCGACGTTGATCAGTCCCCTAAACGTTCCAGTTTCAAGCACGAACGGGTTCGTTCTCGGCGAAACCGTGACATTTTCAAGCGCTCCTGCAACGCTCGGAACCTTCGCCGTCACGTCGAACAGCTCCCAAACGACACTCGGACTTTCGTATACCGGAACTGCAAATACGGCTCAGACGATTGCATCGTTCACGACTATTACCGGCGTTCCAGTGAGTATTACATCCGCTGGCCCACACACGGTGAACGTTGGATCTGTCGCTGGATTTTCAAACGGACAGACAATCGCCAACTACATGGGCGCTGGTCTCGGCCAATTATCCATCACTGGAACGGGAACTGTTGCATCCAACGCGCAGATTACGTTTACAAACACGGGTTCGTTCCCAACAGGAGGCATTTCCATAAACACACCAGTCACTGTGATTCCTCCCGGATCGAATATTCAACTCGTCACGGCTGTAACCCATGGCGTGCCTCAAGCCGGAGCGGCAATTACCGTCAAGGGCATCACGACGGCGAACGTGAATGGCTCGTACACCGTCGCGTCGGTCGTGGACTCTAAGACGCTCAACGTTACATCGACTTCTGCCATCACGTCGTTCCCCATTGTTCCGGCCGACCAACCTCGATTTATCATGTCAAATTGGCACGGCGCATCTGTCCGCGCTGGGTGTTTCGATGATCAGAACGGCGTGTTCTGGGAGTACGATGGCCAGACTCTGTTTGTCGTGCGTCGGTCGTCGACGTTCCAGATTACAGGAACAGCAAATACGAACGTGAACTCTCAAATTTTGTACGGAACACTGACCGGGACAACGGGGACGCTCACAGGTGCAACGACAACAGCTGTAAATATCGGTGACGTGACGGCAACAATCACGGTTGCGAGCCACACGGTCCAGGTTGGTATGTATACAACGAATCTCGGTGGAGCTCTGGCTGGTCTCGGTGTGTGTTGGGTTCTTGCAACCACGCCAACCCTGGTCACGATCGGATTCCTTCCCACGACCGTGGCACTCAGTGGAACCCCAACTGGAACTGGAAACTTCGTACTCGCAAATACCCGGTTCCTTGACCAACTCAAGGTCAATGATAAGATTACCATCAAGGGGATGACGCACCAGATCACGTCGATCCAGGGTCAGGGGGTTTTGACGTTCAATCCACCGTATAGAGGTGCGGCAAACGTTCCAACGAACGCACCTGCCACCGTGTGTAAAATCAAGGAGACGCGCGTCCCCCAGAGTCAGTTTAATCGCGATACGATCGACGGAAACGGGCCGTCTGGGTTCAAGGTGGATCTTTCGAAGATGCAAATGACTGGTATTCAGTATACATGGTACGGAGCCGGTTTTATCGACTTTATGATGCGTGGATCAGACGGAAACTGGGTCTATGCCCACCGTATCAAGAACAATAACATTAATGACGAGTCATACATGCGCACCGGAAACATGCCCGTTCGCTACGAACTCGTGAACGAGTGTCAATCGGCCGTTGGGTCTCTTTCCACTGCCATCACACCGTCGCAAACCACCATTCCCGTGAATGAAATCACAACCTACTTCCCGCCGTCTGGAACGCTCATGATTGATTCTGAGTTTGTTTCTTATACAGGAAAGACGGCAAACACGTTTACAGGGTGTACGCGTCAAGCACCTTTGTCATACAACGTTTCGGATATTCCACGCGTGTTTACCGGTCAGGTGTCGTCGAACCACCTTTCGAACACGACCGTGTCTCTCATCAGCGCAACGTGCACGCCAAGTCTGACGCACTGGGGATCCGCCTTTTTGATTGATGGAAACTTTGACTCAGATCGCGGGTACTATTTTAACTATGCAAACGTAGCTGTATCTCTTACCGCAAGTTTAACGGCTACTGCGCCTGCATTTGCTATTCGTCTTGCACCGTCCGTGTCGAACGGAATCACAGGAGACATCGGAGCCCGTGATCTTTTGAATCGTGCACAAGTGCTTCTTCAAAAGTTGGAAGTGACAAGCACAGCTACAGTGACAACTGTAGGGTACTTGAACCCATCAGCCGTCACATTTAACACGGCAAATTGGATCACCGTGAATTCACAGGGAGGTCAGCCGAGTTTTGCACAAATTTACCCAGGAAATTTGATTACGGGTCTCACATCTTCAACGACTGCTCCAGGTGGTGAGCGTATTTTCCAGTCTATCGTTCAAGGAAATAACCAGAATAATTTGGACCTCTCTGGACTCAAGGAAATGACAAACGCGATTATTGGTGGAAATCAACCGTACCCAGACGGTCCGGATGTGCTCCTCATTATGCTTCAAAACAATACGGCATCCTCTGTGACTGGCATTGCCGTGAATCTGTTCTGGACAGAGGCGCAGGCCTAGAGACCAGGGCGGAGGACCTACGGTCCGATCCGGGCTGTGATCCCTCGTTTGAAAGGGCGCCCTTCGGACCGTAATTAAGTTCTGTGAAGGAGGGCGAGGGAACCTCCGGTTCCCGAGTCGGGAGCGGAGCTCCCTCCTTTGCGGAGCCCGGCGGGAAACAATATGTTTCCCTTTACTAGAAATGGACTACGTCGTGTACGTAGATTCCAACAACCGTAATGGACATTTGTTTCCAAATTCAAACTCATATACTTTGTATCTGTCGACCCCCATCT